TTAGATCATATACATTGTGATGAATGCATCTGTGACAACATTGAAGATTGGAAGAAACAATCATTAACACAAATAGAAGAATTTAGAGATAAATTAAATAACAAAATTAAAGAATTAAATTGTGTTACAGAGATAATTATGATTAATCATAGTGATAATAACAATTCAGTTATAAAACAAATTGAAGATATACTCGATACCATTTTCGTTGATATTACTCATATTGATAATTTTAATAAACTAATGAATGATAATAATATCCCAATTTCTCATATAATAAAAAGAAAGAATAAAATATTGGATAATAATATTGTTATTAATTTGGATATTACAAGCATAGATGAAGTACAAAAATCTGAAACTATTGATATCATTATCAAACATGGATTAGATAAAGCGTTACAACATGCATCTGAAAATGGATATTTAGATATAGTTAAAATAATTATAAAATATGGAGCAAATGTTCAAGCTTATAATAATTATGCAATTAGATGGGCATCTATGAAGGGTCATTTAGAGGTTATAAAATGTCTTATAGCACATGGTGCAGCCGAAGTGCTGGCGCCTTGCGAAGACAAGCATCGCAGACGCGGCTCTTGGCGATGCAGATATTCATATTAATAAAGATCAGCCACTACGCAATGCATCTCATTACGGCTGTTTAGATGTTGTTGAATATCTTATAGCACATGGTGCAGATATTCATGGCTGGGATGATTATGCACTAAAACGTGCATCTCAAAGTGGACAATTAGCTGTTGTAGAGTGTCTTATCAAGAATGGAGCCGATATTCATGCTACGAACGAGTTTTCACTTATAATAGCATCTCAATGTGGTCATTTAGATATAGTTAAATGTCTTATATCACATGGAGCTAATGTTCATGCTGGTCTGGCTACGCCAAGACCCGACATAGTCGGTGATAACGACTTTGCACTTAGAGCAGCGGTTCATAATGATCGTATTAATATTGTCAAATACCTTATATCATATGGAGCAGATATTCATGCTCATAATGATTTAGCACTTCGTATAGCATCTGAAAAAGGTCATTTATCCATTGTTGAACTCCTTATCAAACATGGTGCAGATATTCATACCAGCGATGATTGGTGTCTTATCCATGCGTCTGAAAAAGGTTATTTATCAATTGTTGAACTCCTTATCAAACATGGAGCAAATATTCATGCCAATAATGATAAAGCCATAATTAATGCGTCTAATAGTGGTCATTTAACTGTTGTTGAATGTCTCAAACAAAATTGAATTTAATATTATTAATTAATATAATATTACTGACTTTATCTGGTCTATGTGCAGCCAGAATTATGGATATATGTGTTAGTAATGATGAGCAATATATATGCCAGTTAGATCATATACATTGTGATGAATGCATCTGTGACAACATTGAAGATTGGAAGAAACAATCATTAACACAAATAGAAGAATTTAGAGATAAATTAAATAACAAAATTAAGAAATTAAATTGTATAACGGAGATAACTATGATTAATCATTGTGATGATTATAATATCGATCCAATTATAAAACAAATTGAAGATATAATTGATACCATTTTTGTTGATATTACTCATATCGATAATTTTAATAAACTAATTAATGATAATAATATCCCAATTTCTCATATAATAAAAAGAAAGAATAAAATATTGAGTAATATACATGTTATATCAATACAGAGCACATCATATAAACATTCTGAAACCATTGATATTATCATAAAACATGGATTAGATAAAGCGTTACAACATGCATCTGAAAATGGATATATAGATATAGTTAAAATAATTATAAAATATGGCGCAAATGTTCAAGCTTATAATAATTATGCAATTAGATGGGCATATATCAATAATCATTTAGATGTCGTTAAATATCTTCATGAACATGGTGCAGATATTCATACAGATAATTACTATTTACTTACCAATGCATCTTATCATGGTAAGCTAAATATTGTTGAATATGTCATATCACATGGAGCCGATATTCATGCTAATGATGATTACTCGCTTTGGGCATCTTCTCATAACGGCCATTTAGCTGTTGTTGAATGTCTTCTAGCACACGGAGCAAACCCTAATAATGATAATAGTAAAGCACTTAGAGCTGCATCTCAAGAAGGTCATTTAGATATTATTAAATGTCTTATACAACATGGAGCCTATGTTCATGCAGAACATGATAATGCGCTTAAACTCGCAACTCAAAATAGGAAGATTGAAATTATTGAATATCTAATTAAAAATGGTGCAGATATTCATGCTAGTGATGATTGGTGTCTTATCTATGCGTCTGAAAATGGTTATTTAGCTATTGTTAGATATCTTATAGAGCATGGAGCAGATATTCATGCTAATAATGATAATGCATTTATACGTGCAGTTGCTAATAATAAATTGGCGGTTGTTGAATTTCTAATCAAACATGGCGCAAATATTCACGCTAATAATGGTCTAGCATTTAATTATGCATCTCTTAATAATTATACAGGTATCATGGAATGTCTCAAACAAAATTGAATATTTATTATATAATTAATATAATAATAACTTTATCTGGTATAGGCGCAACCAGAACCATAATGGACATTAATATATGTTCAAAACATAATGAACTATACACAAAAATATGTCAATCCGATCATATATATTGTGATAAATGCTCCATATGTAATGAATCTCATACTATATACACAATGGATGAATGGAAGAAACAGACATTAATACAAATGGAAGAATTCAGAGATAAATTAAATAACAAAATTAAAGAATTAAATTGTATAACGGAGATAACTATGATTAATCATTGTGATAATACTAATCCAATTATAAAACAAATTGAAGATATAATTGATATCATTTTCGTTGATATTACTCACATTGATAATTTTAATAAACTAATTAATGATAATAATATCCCAATTTCTCATATAATAAAAAGAAAGAATAAAATATTTAGTAATAAAATAGGTATTAATTTGGACATACCTAGCACAAATGAATTTGAGTCATTAGTTAATATTATTATCAAACATGGAATAGATAAAGCACTAACACATGCATCCGAGAAAGGATATTTAGATGTAGTTAAAATAATTATAAAATATGGAGCGAATGTTAATGTTAATAATAATTATTCACTTCGATGGGCATCTATTAATGGACATTTCGATATTGTTGAATACCTTGTATTACATGGAGCAGATATCCATTCTAATAATGATTATACACTTCGTTATGCATCTCACAAGGGTAACAAAGCTACACTTGAATATCTAATTGAACATGGAGCAGATATTCATGCTAAGAATGATAAAGCACTTCGTTTAGCATCGATGAATGGTCATTTAGATGTTGTCGAATGTCTCATATTGCATGGAGCAGATGTTCATGTTAATAATGAACAGGCACTTAAATTGGCATGTGAAAATAATCATTTAGATGTTGTTGAATGTATTATTAAGAATGGAGCTGACTTTCACGATAATAACGAAGAAGCGTTCAAAATTGCATCTGAAATTGGTTATATAGATATTATTAAATGTCTTGTATCACATGGAGCAGATATTCATGTTGATAATGATTATGTTCTTATTTTGGCAGCTGATAGAGGTCATTTAGCTATTGTTGAATGTCTTCTAGCACATGGGACAGCCGAAGGCTGGCGCCTTCTTGGCGATGCAGATGTTCATGTTAATAATAAAAAAGCACTCCGCTGTGCATCTGCTAATGGTCATTTAGATGTTGTTGAATGTCTAAATCAACATATTAATCAAAATTGAATATTTATTATATAAATTATATAATAATATAATTATAATGGAACAATGGATAGAAAATAAAACATTTGTTTATTTTCCATCTGGTAATTTGAAATCAATTATCAGTTCAAATGATGTAGGCGAATTAGATGGTTTATATATAGAATTTTTCGACCTTGATATGGGACAGATAAAAGAAATAGGGGTCTATAACAATGGATTCGAGGAATATCAGTGGATTGAATATTATGAATCTGGAAATATTAAAATCATTAAACATTTTAAAAATGGATTAACTCATGGAGTAGTTACCAGTTATTATGATAGTTACCCATCAAAATCCCGCATTAAAACTGTTATTGAATTTAATAATAATGAAGTTGAAGGATATTTCAAAATACTTAATTATCGTCAGGTTATTATTGTTCAAGGATATCATAAAAATGGCGATCAAGTAGGATTTTGGGAAGAAAGGGATATTAATAATGGGAAACTAATGATATCTTACTATAATGAGTATGGAGATCAGGTATGGAAACTATCTATGAATGAATATGGAAGAAGAAACAAAATTCTTGAATATATAATAAATGGAGGAATTTTTCCACCTATAAAAATCCCATTACTTAGAGATATTTGTCCTATAACATTAGACCCAATTACTGGTAATTTTTTTAAATGTAAAAACCCCATTTGTTGTCATTATTTTGAATATAACGCATTTATTGAATATGCTATCATGTACAAGATAACAATATGTCCATATGATAAAACATATCAAGTTTATCCTCAAGTGTTCTCTTCAATAACTTAATTGATTTAATAAAAAAATATAATTTTTATTAAAAAATGAAATCACTACTGAAATGGGTTGGCGGTAAGACACAATTATTAGATACATTATTTGAAAATTTCCCGAAAGAAATTAATAATTATCATGAAATTTTTATAGGTGGAGGGAGTGTATTAATATCATTATTATCTGATACTGATATCATTATTAAAGGCACTATAAATGCATATGATGCTAATGAAATATTGATATATATGTACAAAAATATTCAATCAAGTCCTAATGAAATACTAAACAATATTTTACCACTTATAGCTGAATATCAAACTTGTAACAATACTAATGACGATATTAATAGAGTTCCAAAAGATAAAAATGAAGCTAAAATATGCAAAGAAAATTATTACTATTGGATTAGAAAAATATATAATAGTTTATCTGATCAAGATAAAAGAAACCCTATTGGATCTGCATTATTCATTTTCTTAAATAAGACGTGTTTCAGAGGATTATATCGTGTAGGCCCAAATGGATTTAATGTACCATACGGTCATTATAATAATCCTGAAATTATAAATAAAGATCATTTATATAACATACATAATTTAATTAAGAATGTAAATTTCGAATGTTGTGATTTTTCTCATTCCCTATCAAAAAATTTTCAAAAAGATGATTTCATATACTTAGATCCCCCATATGCACCAGAATCATCAACGTCATTTGTTAGTTATACTGAGAACGGGTTTAATATTGAGCATCATAATAAACTATTCAATATAATAAAATCATTGAATGTTAAATGTATTATGAGTAATTCATATGTACCATTAGTTGTAGATAATTTTAATACGGCTGATTATACTATTCTGTCTGTAGTAGTTAAACGATCAATAAATTCGAAAAAACCTAATGCAAAAACTAAAGAAGTTATCATTAAAAATTATTAACATATATTTTATTTATATAATAAAATATTATTTTTAGAACATATACCAACTTTTTAATTCATCAATATAAGTAGAATTTTCTCCATATAAAACAGATATATTATATTCTTTAAATATTTTCATTAATATGCAATATTTCTTATGTTGAGATTCAAGCTTAGTTTTCAAGTAATTACTAACACATAAAGAGTATTGAATTTCAAATGAATTACCAAATACTATTTCATATTCTTTTTTAAGCGCAGGACATCCCCACAACTTAGTTTCTACAGACCCACCAACTGTTTGATATTTTTTTTCCACTATTTTTATTACTTTCCTACCATCTTTGAATTCAATTATATAAGCTTCATCAGGAAGACGAAATATCTCAATGCCATATTTAATTAATACATATTTTTTGAAATTATTTTTGTAACAATATATTATTTTCTTATCATCAAAATCTTTCTGTAGAAAATAATTTTTCTTTCTTTTATTACTATTGGTAATTTTGTATTCTCCATTCTTTTTTTTAACCATGCCATATTTTTTGAATCCATCTGTTTCCATATATTTATCGCTAGCTGTTTTTATTTCAAACAATAAACCATGTTCATTTATTTTATTCCTATTTGTATTCATCTTATTATTTATAAAAACTTATAAATAAATAACTTATTCAATTGAGGTTAATGTCCACAATTTAAATCGCATATGTTTGATTCATCGTAATATAATGAATAAGCAGTTAACCAGTCCATTATAGGATAACCAAGACGTTGATTAACTGCATTATGAAAATCGAACGACCATTTAAATAAGCCAACGTCTTTACCACTTTTTGGATCAATCAATTTCCAATAAGGATCGAAAGCATGAGTATCTAAATATTCACCAATATGTTTACGACATGTCATACATTTGAAATTGTTTCGTAAAGAATCCATAAGATCGACAAATTCTTTCTTACTAGCATAATCTCCTTTCTCCCCAGATATTTTAGCACTGGTATGAATTGTATACCACAAACCAGGGCCTATATACTTAGGATCTGTTAAATCCTTTTCCTTATGAGTATCTTTATATTGTTTCAATGTTATATAATCCGTAGTTTGCGGTCCGTATACCACTATCGAACGAGATGCTTTGTGATATGGTAGTTTTCCGGTTATTGGCATAATCTCTTTTTTAATTATTAAATCATTTTTATTTTATCGTTTTCTATATTATAATATAAAATTAAAAAAGCCTCGAGTTGACAAACAGTATCTGTCAAATCATCTTTCTTAGATTTAAATGAACGTAATATTTCCAATCCCATTAAATCCCTATTATTACTCATTATTTCAGTCCCAACTTTAACTGAATGAGATTTTGTTTGAGCATATGTTAAATCTTTAGGAAAATTTAATACTCTTCCTTTCAATTTAGGATTAATTTCAGCTATAAATGCATTCTTACTAAAATGAGCCATGAAGTATGCGCATATATGACCAAATACTCTCATTACTTTACTATTAGTATGAATTTGTCCACGAGCACTGATAGGTTGTTGACGTTCAATTATTATAACATGCGATCCAACAAATTTACTATGTAAACTATCCAATTTGATATGTAAAGCTGAGGCAAGAGGACGACCATCGTCTTCATCAATCGTTATTCGTTCAAAATGAACTATTTCGACTTTCACAGTTTTTTTATTAATACGATCGAACCATCTTCTTTCAACTCTCATCCCTATATTTTTAACAGCGGGGTCAATCGATACAAACTGTCGATAATCAACATCATTCCAACTATCATAATTAACAGGGTTATTAAGAACAGTCAAATCATTCGCATTACGAGCCATGAGTAATTAATCTATTTTATTAAGTAATAGATTATTTTTAATGCTGAATATAGCACACACCATCGACGCAATGACTATTATCGTCAGTATCTGTTGATATATCAATAAGAGTAGTAACATCGGACGACGATGATCCAGATTCTATAGTTGTAGTTGTAGTTGTAGTTGTTGATGCGGATGCTGCTGATGCTTTTTGAGCACTCTCAACAATATTGGACATAGTTTTAGAAATATCCATTGTTCCAGAAGAAAGATCATTAACAAGAGTACTCATAGTTGACTGCATTTCAGCTGGTAATATATTCGTAATATTATCTACAATCGATTTAGCTTGAGGATTATTCAACATATCTTTGAATGCAGGACCGCTATTCTCTGTCATTTTAGAAAGTCCACTCATCATATTACTCATCATATCTATAAGCCCACCACCAGCTCTATTAGCACCAGCATTAGATGATTGAACAGGTTTATTAACAGATTCAACAACAAGCAATTTCTCAGTTAATTTTTCTCCAATTGAAGGACTTGCAAAATCAACAAGAAGATGTAGTGTATCAGATGTAAGTTGATATTTAAATTTATTGTTATTTCGTTGAGTATCAATTTCTTTAGCAATTCGATAATAATCGCTAATTCTTAATTTAATACTAATATCTTTATCACCATAAGAAAGATGAATATCAGAATCTAACCAATCAGTATCGTCTTCATCAAATGCATCTAAATAATAATTTGAATAAAATA